GCAGAGCCAAGTACAACAAAGCAACAGGAAGCAATTTAAAGGCCCCACAACCAGAAGGCGGAGCTAGAAAGAAATCTTTCTGCGCGCGCATGTCTGGTATGCCGGGTCCCATGAAAGACGAAAAAGGTCGCCCGACTCGTAAGGCGGCTTCTTTAGCCAGATGGAAGTGTTAAATGAGTGAATCATTAGAAACCGCACGGGAACTAGCTACCCACGCAAATGACATTAAACATTTGCAAGACGATATGGATAAACTAGTAAAAGATATGGAAGAAATCAAAAAATCTTTATCTGAAATTAGCAAAACCTTGTCAGAGGCTAGGGGTGGATGGAAAACATTAATGGCTATTGGTGGATTTATTAGCTTTTTAACTGGAGTTTCTGGGTTTATTGCTGGATACTGGGGGCATAAATAATGCCAAGTGTATCTAAAAAACAACACAATTTAATGGCGGCAGTTGCTCACTCGCCAAGCTTTGCCAAAAAAGTGGGCATTCCAGCATCAGTAGGTAAAAATTTTATGGCTGCCGATAAAGGCAAAAAATTTAAAGAAGGTGGAACTATGAAACACAGTGATATGAAACAAGATATGCCAATGATGAAAGCTACTGCTGAAAAGGCTGTTAAAGGCCATGAGAAGCGTATGCACAAGATGGCCAAAGGCGGCGTAACCCGCGCAGATGGTTGCGTATCTAAGGGTCACACCAAAGGCAAAATGGTCAAGATGAAGTCTGGCGGGATGTGCTAAATTATGGCACAGCCAGATCCAGATAAGATTGTTGCCGACATTGATCGTAAGCAAAACGAAGAAGACTTAAACACTCTTAACAAGTACATTGTTAATCCAGTGAAAGCTGCTGGTAAAAAGCTGTACGAAAATGTAATGGGAACCCCAGAACAAAATCGTCTTGCTCAAGAACGAATGGACAAAGCTAAGAAACCAAAAGGCATGAAGGCTGGCGGTAAAGTTTCTTCTGCCTCTAAACGTGCTGATGGGTGTGCTATCAAAGGCAAGACTAAAGGACGCATAGTATGAGAAGCTCTCGTGGAATGGGTGATATTGCTGCATCTAAAATGCCTAAAGGCACAAAGAAAGCTCGCAAAGATGATACCGACTTTACGCAATTTGCTGAAGGCGGTAAGGTTGGACTTTATGCGAATATCGCAGCAAAGAAAAAACGGATTGCGGCTGGCTCTGGTGAAAAGATGCGTAAACCTGGGACTAAGGGTGCGCCTACTAAAGAGGCATTTATTCAATCTGCTAAAACAGCGAAGAAAAAATAATGGCAACTACAGGGACCACATCGTTTAATTTAGATGTAAATGATCTGATCGAAGAAGCATTCGAGCGGTGTGGAAAAGAACTGCGATCTGGCTATGACTTTAAAACAGATCGCCGCTCTTTAAACCTGTTAACCATTGAATGGGCTAATCGCGGGATTAACCTATGGACAGTAGAGCAGGGAGTCATTCCCATGGTTACTGGCCAGGCTATGTACCCATACCCAGCAGATACTATTGACATGATGGATATGGTAATCCGTACAAATAACGGTACATCCAACCAAGTTGATATTAATATTAGCCGTATTGCTGAGCCAACCTATATGAGCCTGCCTAATAAGCTCGCACAGGGCCGTCCGATTCAGGTGTATATAAACCGTCAGTCTGGCCAAGAAAACGCTACTGGCGTTGTTTTAGTGGGTGCCTTGAACGATACAGACACCACAATTACATTGAGTTCTACAAATGGCTTAGCATCTTCTGGGTTTATCAAGATTGGTTCAGAGACAATCAGCTATCCAAACATCAACGGCAATCAGCTAATTAACTGCGCTCGCGGTCAAAATAACACGGTAGCTACAGCCCATTTAACTGGTGCCGCAATTGCCGTACAGAATCTACCATGCATTAATGTATGGCCAACCCCTAATGCGCCTGGCAATCAATATACATTCGTTTACTATCGTTTACGCCGCATTCAGGACGCTGGATCAGGCGTTTTTGTACAAGATATTCCATTTAGATTTATCCCCTGCATGGTTGCTGGACTAGCTTATCAGTTAGCCACAAAGCTTCCTGATGTGGACATGAACAGAATACCAATGTTAAAGGCAGATTACGAACAACAGTTCCAATTGGCGGCTGATGAAGACCGTGATAAGGCCCCTATTCGCTTTGTACCTAGGAATACGTTTTATTCTGGGGGTAGTTAATGCCTAATCAGTTTGCGTCTGGCAAGTTTGCAATTGCTGAATGTGACCGATGCGCTCAAAGATATAAGTTAAAAGAGCTTCGGACACAGACGGTAAAGACTAAGCCATACAAGGTTAAAGTTTGTAGGGCATGTTGGGATCCTGATCATCCTCAGTTACAATTGGGTATGTATCCGGTTAACGATCCGCAGGCGGTTCGGGAGCCACGGCCTGATGTTAGCTATCGACAGTCTGGTACCAGCGGACTTCAAATTAACCTTACGGGGATTGGTCCTGATGGGTTAGGAAGTCCCGAATTGGGCAGCAGAATTTTTCAATGGGGCTGGAACCCTGTTGGCGGAGCAAGGTTGTTTGACAGTGTTTTAACGCCAAATGACTTGATAGGCAACACACAAGTTGGTACAGTAACGGTAGAGATAACTTAAGGAGTTAATATGTCATTCAAATCAGGTGCTAACGGCATTGAGAAAAAAGGTAAAACCAAGGGTAAAAACCTCGGTGATTCAGGCCCAGCTATTGGCGCCCAAAAGGGTGGCAAGGGTACTAAGGGTGTAACTGGCGAAGCTATGCGCGCTGTAGGCCGCAATATGGCTCGTGCCAACAACCAAAAATAAGGTTAATCATGGCTAAATATTCTATGAAAAAAGCTGGCAAAGAAGTGGGACCTGCTGAAGTTTATGCAGAGCCACACACCATGTCTGGCAAGAAGATCGCTTCCGCAGAAAGCGCTGTAGTCAAAAAAGGCAACGGCGTAGATAACGTAAAGATGTCAGTAGGTGGTTATTCAAAGAGCCAAAACGATGAAGTAAAAACATCAGGCATTAAAATCCGTGGTACTGGTGCAGCTACCAAGGGTGTAATGGCTAGAGGACCAATGGGCTAATGAATTACAACGAGCTTTTTGCGCAGATCCAGTCGTATACGGAGAACCAATTCCCGCCAATGATATTGGCTAACGGAAGTACTGTTTCCGTCACGACACAGATTGACACGTTTATTGAGCAGGCAGAGCGCCGTATATATAACACGGTGCAAATCCCTTCTTTGCGTAAAAATGTTACAGGTACCTGCACAGCTAGCAATAAATACTTAGCTTGCCCAAATGATTATTTATCTAGTTTTTCACTGGCGGTTATTGACCCTACGACTAATGAATATGAATATCTTCTTAACAAAGATGTTAACTTTATTCGTCAGGCATACCCAAATCCTAATGACACAGGTAAACCAAGATACTACGCATTATTTGGTTCGCGTTTAAATGACCCTAATGAGCTTACTTTCATTTTGGGTCCAACACCTAACTTTGCTTACAGCGCAGAATTACATTATTTCTATTACCCAGAATCGATTGTTACTGCCGGAACATCGTGGCTTGGTGATAACTACTCCCCTGTATTGTTGTACGGCTCTCTTGTTGAGGCTTACACATACATGAAGGGTGAGGCAGATATGCTCGCAGCGTACAACACCAAGTACAATGAGGCAATGCAGCAGTTAAATCGTTTGGGAACTGGCCTTGAGCGCGGCGATGCGTACAGGGATGGCCAAGCAAAAATCAAGGTTAATCCTTAAACTTTACTAGGAGCAAAATATGCCAATTACCCAAGCCATGTGTGACTCGTTCAAGGTGCAACTCCTGAACGGCGCGCAGAATTTTTCAGCCAACACATACAAGATTGCGCTCTATACCAGCGCAGCTACGTTAAGTAACGCAACCACTGCCTATACTTCTTCAAACGAAGTTGCAAACGGAAATGGATATACAACGGGTGGAAATACATTAGTTGTTTCACAGACTCCAACTAGCACAGGCAACGTAGCATTTATATCGTTTGCTAAT